ACTGAGGGAACTACCCGGCGCGGCATCGGTGGCAAGGCCATCGGCGGCGAGCTGGTCAAGCCCACAGGTTCCCGGTATGCGCGCGTGGCTGAGGCCCGGCTCATGCCGGAGCAGATTCTGAAGCAAGCCCACGGCGATCGTGACTTGCAAGTTGCCTTGCTTCGCAAGCATGGATACATCACGAACTAGGAGCGATTCCTAATGAGCACTCCAGCAGAAGTTCCCGCGCCTGAGACCCCGGAAACTCCGGAGACTCCCACGCCCGAAACTCCTGAAGTCCCCGAGACCCCGGATCCGGATCTTGGTGACGCCGGCAAGAAGGCGCTCAGCGAAGAGCGCGCCGCCCGCAAGGCTGCCGAGAAGAAGGCTGCCGAGCACGAGGCGGAAATCGCGCGTCTGCGTCGGTCCAACGCTGCGACCAAGGGTGTTGACCTGGACGCGATCAAGGCTGAGATCCAGGGCGAGTTTGCGGCCCAGCTTCTCACCGCTGAGATCAAGGCAGAGGCGAAGGGCCGACTGGCGGACCCTGCTGACGCGCTGAACTATCCCAGCTACACCAAGGACGTCAAGGCTGGTGACGACGCGGCAATTAGCGCTGCCATTGACCAGCTTCTCAAGGACAAGCCCTACCTGGCCGCGGACAACTCCGCAAAGCCGTGGGGTGATGTCGGTGGCGGACAGCGCAAGGACACAGCTCCTGAGCCTGCCACCCCGCAAGAGCGCATGGCGCGCGCCTATAGCGCCGGCAAGTAACCCCACCTACTAGGACCTAGTAGGTGCAACAGACTGGAAGGCACACACCATGGCTGGTGAACTGACTCTGGCTGAGGCTGCAAAGCTCAGCAAGGATGACCTTCAGCGCGGCGTTCTTGAGACGTTCGTGCAGGAGTCCCCGCTCCTGGACCGGATTCCGTTCCTGACGATCCAGGGCAACGCATACGCGTACAACGAAGAGGCGACCCTGCCGGGCGTGGCCTTCCGTGCTGTCAACGCCGGTTACACCGGTTCGACCGGCACCGTGGTCCAGAAGTCGGAGAAGCTGGTCATTCTCGGTGGGGACGCCGACGTGGACCGGTTCATCGTCCAGACCCGCGGCAACCTCAACGACCAGCGTGCGATCCAGACCCGCATGAAGGTCAAGGCCGCGTCCTACTTCTTCCAGGACAAGTTCATCAACGGCGACGTCAGCGTCGACACCAACGGCTTCGATGGTCTCAAGAAGCGCCTTACGGGCGCCCAGGTGTTCGCTGCTGCGGCCAACGGCATGGGCCCGGTTGCCGGCGGTCACGACTTTTTCGACGCGCTTGACGCGCTGATCGCTCAGGTTCCCGGCATCAACGGCGGCAACGGTGCGCTTTACGCGAACTCCAAGGTCATTGCCAAGATCAAGTCCAGCGCTCGCCGGCTTGGTGGCGTTGAGATGATCCGTGAGGCCCTGACTCAGAAGATGGTCGCCACGTACAACGGCATCCCGCTCCTGGACATGGGACAGACCACGGCTGGCGTTGACATCCTGCCGCAGACGGAGACCCAGGGCACTGCCGCGGGTACCGTTTCCAGCATCTACGCGGTCAAGTTCGGTTCCGCTGAGGGCGACCAGGCTGTTACCGGTCTGACCAACGGCGGTGTGCAGGTGCGTGACCTGGGCGAGCTGGACACCCTTCCGGTGTACCGGACCCGTCTGGAGTTCTACACCGGCCTGGCCACGTTCGGTGGTAAGGCTGCCGCGCGTCTGACCGGCGTTCTCGCTGCCTGATAGGAGTTCGCCCTATGGCTGCCCGCAAGGCACCCACTAAGGCCACTCCCGCTGTACCGCACACGGACGACTGTGCTGGCCCCCGGACTGAGAGCTACGACGCTTTCGGACCCGAGGACCAGCCAGTCCACGTGGATCGGTGCATGGAATGTGGCGCACAGACCACTAAGTAAGGGAGGGGCGCACCATGACAGCATTGCCGGCGCTGGCCACTTTGGACCAGCTTGCAGGGTGGATGCAGATTGATGTGGGCGCCCTTCCGGCGTCAGCACCTGACACCCTGGCCATCGTGTCCGCCATCGTGCGGGCCGAAGCCAGACAAAGTTTCACACGCAAGACGAGCACCGTGACGCTGTATCCGGCGGGGTCATTCGTGACTTTGCCCCAGCGGCCGGTTGTGTCCGTCGATTCCGTCCAGCGCGATGGTGTCGACGTACCGTACCGGAAGATGAGCACGGACCGCATCTACGTAGGCTCCTGTGGGCCCGTCTCCGTGACGTTCACGTATGGCTACGTGGAAGTGCCCGGTGATGTGCTGGCGGTCGTTCTGACGGGCGCCTCGCGCGTTCTGAACAACCCCAGCGACCTTCGGCAGGAGACCGTCGGCAGCATCAGCGTCACCTACGCCGCGGAAACGATCGGCGCATCGCTGTCACAGGCTGACAAGGATCTCCTGTCCAGGTATCGCCGGCGCGCTGCGATGGTGGGGCTGGTATGAGCGGAATGTTCTCTCAGTCCGTGACCGTGCTCCGTGCTCCGCTAGTCATCGACAAGTACGGCAACCCCAGCACCGTTCGGGACTGGGCCAGCGCTGAGGCCACGGTGATCAATGGCGTATCGGTACAGCCGGCCGGCAGCGATGAGGTTGACGCGGATCGCCAGACGGTTACCACGGGATGGCGCCTGATCACGCGCAAGGGCACGAACCTTGATCTGCTGCCGTCCGATCGCGTCATCACCGACGGGATCACCACGGAGGTTGACGGGGAAGTCGCCAAGTTCCTACTCGGCTACCGGGTGCACCACGTTGAGGCACTGCTAAAGCGGGTGACGGGATGACGAACCGTGTACGAATCAACTGGGACGTCGTTCACAGCCTGCTGAAACTTCCCGCCACGGCGGCAGTTATCGAAGAGCACACAAAGCGCATTGACGCGAATGTCACCGCGCTGGGCGTGCAGTCTCGCCGGGACTTTGCCATGGAGGGCGAGCGGGCCCGTGGTGCGGTTATCGCCGGCTATGAGCCCACTGCCACAGCGGAGAACACGCGCCGGGCCCTGCTGCTGTCGCTGGATGGTGACTAGTGAAGCCCATCGTGCAGTTCCCTGATGCTGTCCTGGTCACCATCGAGTATCTGCGCAGCGCCATGCCGGAGGTTCTGGCCTACAGCCGGACCCCATCCCCGCGCCCGGACGAGTTCATTCGGGTAGAGCGCCTGGGTGGCTTGCGACGGACCCTGGTGACCGACCGTCCGCGAATCAACGTCGAATGCTGGTCGCTGACTGAAGAGGGCGCGGAAGCGCTGATGTCCCGCGCACGCGCCTACGTGCTGGCCATGTCCGGCAAGCGCGGAACCACAACCGTCTACGACGTGCAGGAAGTCAGTGGCCCTATGTGGCTGCCGGACGCTGCGTCGGGACAACCCAAATACGCGTTCGCTGTTGAGTTCTCCACACGGGGAACGGAACTGGAGTAAGCATGGCTGGAAGCACTGACAACCCGCGCCTGTGGGAAGGGGCCGACTTCTACTCTGCCCCGTCCGGCACCGCGCTGCCCGTCGACCTGGACGCGCTGATGTCCACTGTTCCCGCTTGGAAGGCCGTCGGCCTGCTCAGCGAGGATGGGGCAAGCGAGTCCCGCGATGAGGACACGTCCGACTTCTACGCGTGGGGCGGCAAGCTGATCCGCACCAAGCGTAGCAAGCACAAGCGGTCGATGAAGGTGACGTGCCTGGAGGACAACCTGGTCGTATTCGGCCTGGTCAACCCAGGCTCTACCGTGACGACCACGGGCGGCATCAACACCCGCACGGTCAAGATTCCCAAGTCGGACAAGCAGGCGTTCGTTCTGGAGCTGGTGGATGGCGACATCACCCGGCGCCGGCACATCCCGATCGGCGAGGTTACCGAGGTCGGCGAGGTCACGCTTTCGGAGTCGGACCTTCAGGCGTACGAGATCACCGTGACGATCTACCCGGACAGCGCTGACGTGCTCTATGTCGACTACGACAACGACCCTCAGGGCGCTGCTGCGTAACATCCCCGCATGACCGAACGGGCCAGGTTTCTGGGTGGATGCCTGGCCCGTTCTAATCCACCCACTGCCACCCGGCGAGAGGACTTCACATGCCTACCAAGAACGACGCGACGAACGCCGACTTCTCCGTTGAGTTCAACGGCGACACCTACAGCGTTCCGCCGGCCGATGACTGGGACCTTGACGTTCTTGAGGCGATCGACGATGGCCTGATGACCAAGGCTCTCCGCGCGCTTCTCGGCTCGGACCAGTACGCCAAGTTCCGTGCCAGCAACAAGAAGGTTAGGGACCTGGGCGCGTTCTTCGACGTCGCCGGCAAGGCGGTCAACGCGGGAAACTCCTAAGCCTCTTGGCGCTGATCCGTTTGCACGGAGACGCAATTGAGGCTGACCTAGCATTCCGGGGGTTTGACCTGCTGGACATGTGGCGCGGCAAGCTCACCCCGCGCAAGGTGGACGTGCTGATTCGGGGACTGCCTCCGGACAGCGCAACCCGCATGGCCATGAATGACGGCGAACCCCTGTGGGGACGAACGGATCACATGATCGCTGACCATATTGACGCTACGAATGCCCTGACTTGGGTCGTGGCGAACCGTGAGGCAGCGAAGAAAGACCGGTCCCCGTTCCCTGACCCGTATCCGCGGCCCGGCATGGTGGCCCCCTCCAAGAAGCGTGAAATCACTGCCGCTGATCTGCTTGCATTCCGCGAGCGGACAAGAAGGGACCAGTAATGCCCGCTCCGGAAATCGCGGTTGCCTACGTATCGATCGTGCCCAGCCTTGAGGGCTTTCAGCGCCAGCTCCGCAATCAGATCGTCGGCCCCTCCGCTGACGCTGGTAGCGAAGCCGGCTCGTCCATGGGTGGCAAGCTCAAGGGCGCCCTCCTGGCTGGGGCCGCCGGTGCTGCCCTGGCTGCTGGCGCGGTCATCGTCAAGGGGCTGGGCGACGCTATCGACCAGGCCAACATCACCAGCAAGCTTCAGGCTCAGCTAGGTGCGTCCGGAAAGGATGCGGCCAAGTACGGCAAGCTGGCCGGCAAGCTGTACTCGTCCGGCGTCAGCGACACGTTCCAGGATGCAGCGGACGCCATTAAGTCTGTTATGCAGTCTGGCATCGCCCCTCCCGGCGCAACCGTCAAGCAGCTTGAGAGCATCGCCACCAAGGCCAGCGACGTTGCCGGCATCTTTGACCAGGACTTGGGCGGGGTCACCAACGCTGTTTCCCAGATGCTGCGCACGGGACTCGCCAAGAACGCCACCGAAGCATTCGACCTGATCACCAAGGGTTTTCAGTCTGGCGCTGACAAGGGCGGGGACTTCCTGGACACCATCAACGAATACGGTGTGCAGTTTCAGAAGGCTGGCCTGGATGGTTCCACCGCAATTGGCCTGATCAACCAGGCAATCAAGGGCGGTGCCCGAGACAGCGATATTGCCGCGGACGCCATCAAGGAATTCTCGATCCGCGCCATTGACGGCAGCAAGAGCACCAAGGATGGGTTCAAGGCACTGGGACTGAGCGCCGGCGACATGGCAGCCAAGTTCGGAAAGGGAGGCAAGTCCGCTACGGCAGCCCTGGACACCACGCTTGACCGGCTTCGGAACATCAAGGACCCCATCAAGAGGAGCGCGGCGGCTACTGCGCTGTTCGGTACCCAGTCTGAAGACCTGGGCAAGGCGCTGCACGCGATGGACCCCAGCGAGGCAGCAAAGGGCCTGGGTAAGTTCGCCGGATCCACAGAAAAGGCGGGCAAGACGATTCGGTCTGGCCCGTCCCATGAGATTCAGGTGTTCCAGCGCAGGCTTCAACAAGGGCTGGTGGCGGTTCTCGGCAAGTACGTAGTGCCCGCAATCACCAGCATGGCCCACGCCGCCAACACGTACCTGGTGCCGGCCCTGAAGGCAATCATCAGCGCTGCAACGGACGTGTTCACGTTCCTGCGCGACGCTGCCCCGTGGCTCGCTCCGCTGGCTATCGCAATCGGTGGAATCACTCTCGCACTCAATGCCCAGGCAATCGCCACGGGGCTTGTGACAGCGGTGATGAGCGTCTACCGGGCGGCAAGCCTAATCGGCATCGCTGTCACGAACGGAATGGCCGTCGCTCAGGGCCTGCTCAACGCCGTGATGGCGCTCAACCCCTTTGTGCTGGTCGCTATCGCGCTGGCTGCACTGGTGGCCGGAATCGTGATCGCGTACAAGCGGTCCGAGACCTTCCGCGCCATCGTCCAGAAGTGCTGGGAGGGCATCAAGTTCGCGGTCAAGCTGGCCTGGGACAACGTCCTCAAGCCCATCTTCGAACTGTTCGTGTGGCAAATCAAGCTTGTTGGCAAGATCGCGATGTGGCTGTGGGAAAAGGCCATCAAGCCAGCGTTCGGCTGGATCGCTGGCAACGTCGCCAGTACTTGGAAGGACAAGATCAAGCCTGCATTCGAAGCGCTGAAGCTGGGCGTCAAGAAGGTGGGAGAGAAGTTCAAGGATCTCTACAACGGGTTTATCAAGCCCGTGGCCAAGTGGATTGCCGACAAGGTTGCGTCCACCTGGAAGGACAAGATCAAGCCCGCATTCGAGGCGCTGAAGCTGGGCGTCAAGACAGTGGGCGAGTCCTTCAAGAAGGCCAAGGATGCCATCAAGACCCAGTGGGACAAGCTTCAGGAAATCGCCAAGAAGCCCATTCGGTTCATCATCAACACTATTTACAACAAGGGCATCGTGCCCGTCTGGAACAGGATCGCCGGCGCGTTCGGTGCTCCCAAGCTGTCGACGCTGAACATCAAGGGCTTTGCCACTGGTGGAATCCTGCCCGGCTACACGCCTGGTCGTGACGTCCACATGGCAGCGCTGTCCGGCGGTGAAGCCATCATGCGCCCGGAGTGGACTCGCGCCATGGGCCCCGGCTACGTGAACAGCATGAACGCGGCTGCTCGATCCGGCGGTGTCGGGGGTGTTCGCGCTGCTATTGCTGGCGGAATGCCTGCGTTCAAGGACGGCGGCATCTTCGGCTGGATTGGCAACGCCGCTAGCACTGCTGCCGGTTGGGGTTCGTCCGCGTGGGAAAAAGCCAAGGAAGGCGCCTCGTGGCTGAAGGACGGCATCAAGTCGTCGGCCATCGCGGGCATGAACTCACTGGTAAAGCCCCTGATTGACAAGATCAGCGGCTCATCCTCGCTGTACAAGGACATGGTTACCAAGGTCCCGCGGAAAATGATCAGCTCCATTGTCGACTTCGGCGGCAAGGCTGACAGCAAGTCCGCGGCAGCGGGAATGGGCGGCAAGGGTGTCAAGGCTGCACTGGCCTGGGCGCGTACGCAGAATGGCAAACCCTACCAGTGGGGCGGAAACGGGAATCCTTCCTGGGACTGCTCCGGTCTGATGTCCGCCATTGAGTCTGTGATCCGCGGCGAGAAGCCCCATCGGCGCTGGGCAACGGGATCGTTCAGTGGTCGCAACGCTCCGGCCGGCTGGGTGGAAGGCATGAAGGCACCGTTCATGATCGGTGTCACCAACGCCGGTGTCGGGCACACGGCGGGCACGCTGAATGGTGTCAACGTGGAGTCTCGCGGCGGTGGCGGTGTGATCGTCGGCAGCAGGGCCCGCAGCTACATGGACCCGCTGTTCACGAACCGGTATGGGTTCGCTCCGTCCAAGAAGTACGACAACGGCGGATGGTTGCAGCCTGGTGCCACGCAGACGGTCAACAAGACTGGCCGGCCTGAGGCTGTGCTGACGTCTGGTCAGTGGACCTCCCTCGCAACGCTGGCTACTGCTGGTGGTGGCGGCCTGCAGCCCGGTGACCGCCTGGTCCTGGTGACTGGTAGCGGCGAGTTCGAAGCCTACGTTGACCGGCGCGCTGATGGGCGTATCAAGTCCACGCTGGTGGATCCCGCATCTCTCGGAAGGACCCTGTAAATGGATGAGGAATACGACGTCGTGACTGTGGGTGAGGACCCGTTGCAGATCCCGAATACCGAAGAGTCGGTAGACGAGGACGGCAACGCGGTCTCTACCGGGTATCAGCCGGACACCATCGTTAGCGTCCAGTCCGATGAGGTTCCGCCCGCGGATGGAATCGTCCTGGAAGGTAGCGAGGGAGCGTAATGGCGTACTCAAACCCTAACCTGCTGTCCGACACCAATTCAGGGTTTGAGTCCGGAACCCAGACCTGGGCAGCAGGCAGCAACACAACTCTGTCGGTGGTGGCGGGTCAGTTCATCACGGGTAACCAGTCCATGAGGCTAACCCCCACTGCCGCCGGCACGGTGTCTGCAACTTCCCCGCGGGTGCTGGTGACAGCGGGCACAACCTACGTGGCGAGAATGCCGCTCCGCACTTCCGCGGCCACCGCCGGAAAGGTGCTCACGGCACGAGTCACATGGTTCAATGCTGCGTCCGGCGGAACGTCGCTGGGCAACTCTGACACCGTGGTTACGGTCACTGCTCAGGCCGGCTGGTGGCCGGATAACTACGGCGTTGTAATTGCCAACGCTCCGACCGGTGCCCTCTCCGCTGTGCTAACAGTCACGGTGGCTAACGTGCCCCTGTCGGAGTACGTGAACGTCGATGACGTGTACGTGGCCCCCGCCCCTGTGATCTCCGGAAACACGCTCTCGTACAACGACCAGAGTTTCGAAAAGGATGTCAGCGGCTGGTCGATTGCCGGAGGGACCACAGCGTTGGCCAGCGTAGTTTTGGTCGCTGGTGGTGGATTCCGGGCCATGGGCGTTACTGCGAATGCCACCACAGGCACCCAGGCGTACAGCGGATTTAAGGGCGTTACCCCCGGCACTGAATACCTGGGTTTTTGCTGGGTGATGGGTGGCACTGGCACGGCGGACACAGCGATCACGGGCCAAATCCGGTGGTACGACGCTTCGAATGCCGATGTGGGGACGATCGCGTTCAAGTCGTACACCGTGAAAGCGGACACGATCACCCTGGTAAACGTGGTCGGAGTTGCCCCTGTCGGAGCGGTCACGGCCCGGCTGTTCATCAGGGCTGCCACTCCGGTTGTCGGCTACACCTGGTACATGGATGAGGCGTATTTCGGCGTCGCCCCCAACGTGGCCGGCAATCTGCTGACGTACGATGAGTTCTCCAGTGAGATGACCTTGCCGCCCTGGACTGTCACCGGTCCCGATGGGCCGGCAGTGCAGCAGGCCCTGAACCTGACTCATCCCAGCCAGGACGGCGGATACGTCATGGCGCTTACGCCCACGGGCACCGGCACTATCGCCGCGTCGCTTGACCGGCTCATTCCGGTTACACCTGGGCAGACGTACCAGGCGAGTGCAGCGGTGTGGTTCCTCGGCAACAGCGATCCAAACGCCACGTCAACATCCCGTGTCCGGCTGGATTGGTACG